CCGGAATTCTGACGACATACCGCTCGCTCGCCACGAAGGAGTTACCTGACACAGAAATCGTTGATACACGGTTAAAGAAACAGTTTTCATATACAGAGCGGGTGTAAACGGTTTGAGGTCTGCCCACACCGATTTCCGAACGGTGATAGACCGTAATTTTATCGTTCCACACCAGTCTCCTGTAATGACTCATCTCAGCGTTCCTAAACCGCAGGACAGCAGATACTGCCCGTTTTGCGCTTTTTCAAATTGAAGGTACTCTTCTACCAGCGACTCGATTTTCTTATCCGCCATCTCAGGCGTTACGATTGAGGTACTTGCATAACTGACAGAATAACCGTCGTTCCCTTCGCTTGCAATTGCGGGAGCATAGCTTTCACTCGTCGTGTCGCTGTTTCCAATAACGCCAATTAGCTCAAACATCAGACGCTTGACAGGTTCTTTGATTTCCGTGTCATTTTGAAGCCTGTTGAATGTCATCCTGTCAATCTTGCGCGATGCTTTGTAACTTAGGCGGTTGAAGGCGGTTTCATCCAACGTTCCACCGTACTCTTGATATTCACCATAAGTCAGGTATTTCATCGGATTCCACCGCCTTCATCAAAAGAAGTAATGAATGAAAAAATTGTGCTTTACGCCAGCTCGATGCCACTAACGTCAGGGGTCACCGTAGTCGTAATGCTGTTCGCCACAAGCGTGTAGCTCGTACCGCCAGATGCAATCACAGTGTTGCCACTGCCATCATCCTTCAGACCAAATACGAAGTCATAGTACCAAGCTGCACCGACTTTCTTCATTTCACGGGACGGAATAGCATTGCCATTCATCGTCACAACAGGGGCTTCCTCAGAAATCGGAGCGCCCGGAATTTCCATACGCCCAGTGATGTAATGGGTCGTTGAAGCATCGAAGCCAAGTTCAGTCTTCTGGGTTGCGCTGATGATGTTAGCCTTACCGTTCAGCTTCAGTGTAGCCGCCCAAGTCGTAGCGTTCGTACGGGTCAGTTCAACCTTGCCAGTCAGCGGGGTGGTGTCAAGAGCGACGCTCAGTCCCGGATAAGCATAGGAAGGTTCCTGCATCCGTGCAAAGCCAAGGTTCGCGCCAGTGGTCTTCAGGATGACAACCTTAGATTCGTTGGTCAGAGCCACAACATAAATCTGGTCACCAGTGATTTCAGTAGAACGCTTGCGCGGTTTGCGGTCAACTTCGATATTGGTATCACGCTTAATGAAATAAGTAAGCGCAGCAAGGTCGTCGTTGTGCATCGGGTCGTTCGTCAGGATGATCGGGCTGTAATAGAAGCCACCAACACCAGAAACACGGCGGGACGGAACAATACGTGCGTTGCCAATCATACCGATTTCACCGTTCATCATGACCTGATTGCCATACTTAGTGCGGTCAATGAAGTTCGGGTCTTTGCGCAGGGTCGTAACGATGTCAGGGTTGACAAGCATGACCATATCAATAACGCCTTCAGCCTGAAACAGACCGATAGCATCCACAACATTGTTGTAGCTCACAACGTCATTCGCATTAAACACATTCGTGGACTTCAGCAGTTCGACATGAGCATCCTCATCCAGTTTAGCCTGAATGGAATTCGCCATGGAAGTGGTAGCCTGTCCAACGGGGTTGCCATGAGCGGAAAGAACCGCTTCATCCGTAATTTCAGTACCAATACCAGCCTTTTTGACTTTGTATTCGGCGCTTTCAGTGCCAAGGGCGCGAATCGGAATCTCATCGCCTTCAGCAACTTCTTCAGCTTCACCATCCCAAACAAACCGGGCAACAGTAATCGTGCTCCCGGAACGACCAGACAGGGTACGGTCAAGGGTGGCATACGGGAGAACCGTAATAGCCTTCTCGACTTTCGCCTGAATCATATCCCCAATAACTTCGGGGTCAAAAAGTTTAGACAACGTAGTCAGTTCAGTGTCCGCCATCTCTCTCCTCCTAAAATACGCAGATTTTTACGCCTCGCTTTTTGTTTTTCCCTTGCGTTTCTGCTTTTTGTTTTGTATTTTCTTTTTCCGTCACAGTGGTCTCAACCACTTTATCGACTGCTTTATCAGCAATCGGTTCACTTACAATAGTTTCTTCACCTTCAACAAGGACAGGTTCTTCCATGTCAAGACTGCTTTTCTTTGTAGTACGTGCCATTTTTACCTCCCCATCGCCTTTTCGTATTCCTCAGGATGTTCTTCACGGAATTTAGCCCGTTCAACGTATCCCATCTTGTCAAGGTCTTTCTTTGTGATTGCTGTTTTCACCTTCTGTTTGTGTTCAGCTGCTTCAACAATCGTTGTTTTCGGGGTCATGTATCTCTTATTGTTCTTCAGAAAGCTCTGAAGGTTTTCGTCAAAATCCCCTTCCATCTGCTCGACCTTGTACTGTACAAATTCAACTGCGTCCCTGTCAACTCCTGCTTTCACGATGATGTTCTCGTGCTGTAGCTTTTCGATTTTCTCAAAACTCTCACGCTTCTGCTTGTCGATTTCTTCTTCAAGTTTTGCGTTTTTCACTTGCAGGACGCTCAGTTTTTCTTCAAGTGTCTGCTGGCTTTCACGCCAATGCTCAAACTGTTCACGCTCTTCCTTAGACGGCAGTCGTT